TGCACAAGAAGACGGTAATCTCAACACGGCGACTATTGAAACAAGTCGTCTCCGTGATTATATCGATATTGACCTGTCGTTTACGGTTAAACCTACGAGTGGTGAAATCTACAAAAAGACTGATGCAGCATCCGTAAAACAGGCAATCAAGACGCTCGTCTTGTGTAATCGTCTTGAGAAACCATTCCGTCCAGACTTTGGTGGTAACATGAGAGCCCAACTCTTTGAACTGGCGGATAGAGGTCGTGATTCTATTATTAAGAATGACATCATTTCTACGATAAGAAGATACGAACCAAGAGCAGAAATTTTAGATGTAGTAGTAAATCTACAGGCAGATAGAAATAGTCTTAGTGTAACAATAAGATTCAAAGTGGTAAATACATCAGAAGAAGTCGAACTTACCACATCACTAGCAAGGTTAAGATAAAATGGCAACGACAATCAAATCAACAGCACTCGACTTTGATGCAATCAAGAATAACCTGAAGACATTCCTTGAGGAATCAGGTGAGTTTAATGATTATAACTTTGAAGCGTCTGGTCTTTCCAGTATTCTCGATGTTCTTGCATACAATACGCACTACAATGCGTTGACTGCTAACTTTGCATTGAACGAATCATTTCTTGGAACTGCACAGTTGCGTAGTTCTATTGTTGCTTTGGCCGAGGGTATTGGGTATATCCCTGACTCAAAAACTGCATCACAGTCAATCGTAAGACTATCTATGAATCTGAGTTCTGTGCCTGGTCGTCCAAATGAGATTCAAATCGAAGATGGTTTTAAGTTTAACACTACGGTTGATGAAACCGACTACGTATTTCAAACACTCGAAGACCTCACTGCGGTAGATGATGGTTCGGGTGTGTATAACTTTACTGACGCATCTAGTAGTAGAAACATCAAAATCTACGAAGGGGTAAATAGAACAAAGACGTTTGTCGCATTGAAGGCAACCGACAACCCTGTCTATATTATTCCAGATAAGAACTTGGACATCGAAACTGCGGTTATTCGTGTATATGAATCTCCTTCATCGTCATCATTTATCACATATTCAAATCTGACAACCGCAAACGTTATTAATGAGAACTCAACTCTTTATATTCTCAAGGAAGCACCGAATGGTTACTTTGAGTTGTCATTTGGTAACGGTGTAACACTGGGTCAAGCCCCTTCTGCTGGTAGTAAGATTACTCTTGATTATCTTTCGGTTGCTGGTGCAAGTTCTGATACTGCCGCAACGTTTTCTCCACAGAATCAGGTGGCGGTCAACGGGAACGCATATAGTGTAACAGTATCAACACAAGCAAAATCTGTCGGTGGTGGTAACAAAGAAACTGTTGAATCGATTCGTAAGAATGCTCCATTCCAGTATGCATCACAGAATCGTATGGTCACGGCTGTTGACTACTCTTCCCTTGTTCTGAAGAACTTCTCAACACTCATCAAAGACATTCAGGCTTATGGTGGAGAAGAAGCACTTGAACCAGAATACGGAACAGTGTTTATGTCGGTTCTCTTCAATGATGATGTAGATACAGTAACCATTCAGTCAACTAAGAATGCGATTCAGGAACTTGCGAAACAGTTGTCTGTCGCATCGTTTACACTGAAATTTGATGACCCTATTAAAACATTCGTTGAAACACAGACATTCTTCCAGTTTAATCCTAACTTGACTACATTGTCTCGTAACACGATTCAGGATAATGTTAGAACAACTATTGAGGGTTATTTTAATGCCAATACAGGCAAGTTCAGTCAGTCATTTAGACGTTCAAATCTTCTAACCTTGATTGATGATGTAAGTCCTGCGATTCTTTCATCTCGTATGGTTGTCAAAATTCAGAGAAGATTTACTCCAACATTGAATACAGTTCAGAATCATAAGTTAAGATATGCCGCAACACTTGCCCAACCAGATGATGTAAACTATGTCATCACGTCAAGTGCTTTCACATATCAAAATAAAGCGTGTATTGTTCGCAATAAACTGAACTCCAATAAACTTGAGGTCTTCAACACAGAGGATAGTATTGTTGTTGCGGATAATGTCGGTGACTATTCGGAAGATACTGTAAACATTGTGGGTCTTCAAATAGACGCATTTGTTGGTGCGAATAACTTCATCAAGTTGAGTGTATCACCAGCAAATCAAAGTGCGATTACACCATTCAGACAGGATGTTGTTGAGTATGACCTATCTCGTTCATTCACACAAATCGTTGATGTTGAGTCTGGGGTTACCAACTAATGTCTCATAAGAATGATGATACACTAAAGGATGTCAATCGCAGAGAGATTGCGATTACAAAACATAAGGTCAAGGAGGTTCTCCCTGAGTTCTTTCGCACGGAATATCCTAAGTTAATCACACTCCTTGAACAATACTATGAGTTTGATGACACTGATGAATCACCAAGCAGATTGATTTACGACCTGTTTTACGCGAGAGACATCACACAAACAGACCTCAGCCTTCTCTCATATATCGAAGATGAACTACTTTTGGGTCAATCATACTTTGAAGGATTTACTGATAAGAGAGCGGCCGCAAAATACTCAAACACATTGTATCGTTCAAAGGGAACGAAGTATTCAATTCAACAATTCTTTAGAACCTTCTTTGGCGTTGACCCTGACGTGATTTACACAAAAGAGAATGTGTTCAAGGTTGGAGATGATATTGGATTTAATAGTCAGAAGTTTCTGACCGACAACAAATTGTATCAACAGTTTGCGATTCTAGTCAAATCAGATATTTCGTTTAATGAATGGAGAGAACCATATAAACTCTTTGCTCACCCTGCTGGTATGTTTATTGGGTCAGAGGTTCAGATTGTCACGAGTGTGACCGATACACTTACTGCTCCAACAGTTATTCCCGCTGACCCATCACCAATATCAATTGAAGCTACTGCTTCATTCGGTGAGTTTGCTGTAACAGATTTGACCGCTATCGTGGATGACCTATATACAGACTCAGCAGGCGTATACAGTAGAATCAACGCAACAATCGCGAGTCTCGGAGACTTCTCACTTGAGACCATCGAGACTATTAATAATCAGTATTCATCACTTCGTGAAGCACAAATCGCGTCTTCACCAACCTTCGATGATACAAATGAAGTTGGAACGAACGGTATGGACTTGTCGAACGACTTGTTCTTCGAAACAATCGACCAAGATAAACACGAATGGTGGAGTGCTGACTCTGACCAATACCTAAAAAGTTTCACACTATAGTTGATAAACCTTATAAATAGTTAAAATAAATGGGACTATAAAATGGCAAGACAGACATTAAACAGAGGAACAACAGCGAATGACGGGACGGGTGATACCCTCCGCGTAGCTGCCCAAAAGATTAATGAAAACTTCTCGGAACTCTATCTGACTATCGGTGGTGATAACGCGGTGACGAGTGTTACTCTGATTGAAAGTGGTGTATCCTTTGAGGGTTTTACCGAAGATGATTTTGAGACAGTTTTGACTGTAACAGAACCTACACAAGACAATACAATCACTTTACCAGATAGTTCTGGAACGGTTGTGCTGGATACCGTCGAACAAACTCTTGTCAAGAAAACTCTTACAAGTCCTATCTTGACAACACCGCAAATTAATGATACGAGTGCTGACCATCAGTATATTGTGGGTGTTAATGAACTATCAACAGATAGAACTATAACACTTCCGTTACTGTCATCCGATGACACTTTTGTATTTGCGGATGCTACACAGACACTTACCAATAAAACAATTAATGGGTTGAATCTGAATAATCCTACTCTTGGTGGTATCGTAAATGGTTCAACCTTCTTTGATAGTTCCAATAACGAATATATTCAGTTCAGTAAGACTGCCAGTGCGGTAAACTATATCACACTAGCAAACGCTGCGACAGGTAATGGCCCGACTATTGATGTTGATGGTGTTGACACAAATGTAAGTCTGAACCTCGCATCAAAAGGAACAGGTGGGATTACATTTAAGAACAAACTTGTTTTGGAAAAAGGAACTGATGTTGCGTCCAGCACCGCAGTTGACCTTACCGAACCACTTACAGTATTCAACTCAGGTAGTCTCATCTCACCTACAATTGATGACGGAACTACTCAAGGCGAGACTAAATACTTTACGAACGTAGGCGCAGGTGAAGTAAGACTTACTCCAGCAGGCGCTTCAACAAATATCTTTGGTGTTGACTCAGGAAACGGATTCATTAGTTTTGGTGAAGGTGATGGATGTCAACTCATATGGAATAGCACAAAGAGTAAATGGTTTGTCGTTGCGAATAACGGCGTAACAACAGGGTAATAAAAATGGCAATCGTAACAAATAGAATTAAAAAACAGGTAATCTCAGATATTGTAACGGACTTTTCTAACTCCGGCAATAACTACTTTGCGGCGATTGGTCGTTCCGAAGATTGGAATGAGTCGGACATTGCTCCAACAATCACAAATACGCAAAAACAAGATAGAGATTTCCGTCTTGGTGTTCAATCAGTCAAGAAAATCATTGACCAGAGTTTTGTTGTCCCCCGTTACAACTGGTCATCTGGTGCGGTTTACTCTGCGTATGATGATAATCAAGTTGGGTATCCAACACAATCATATTATGTGATGAACGATAACAACCAAGTTTATATCTGTCTACAACAATCAAAGAGCGCATCTGGTGTATCTCAGGTGTCAACTGTTCAACCTTCGGGTAATACAACAGGGACACCTTTTGATACTGCTGATGGTTATGTATGGAAGTTCTTGTATTCCATCGGTGCGCTAGACGCAAATAAATTTACCTCCGCAAACTTCATTCCAGTTAAGTTTATCACTTCAACCGATGTTGACTCTCCTGCTCCCGATATTGAACAAGAGACTGTTCAGAATAACGCTATTATTGGTCAAGTTGTTGGTTATGCGATTGACTCTGGTGGTGCGGGTTATTCTTCTACTCCGACAATCATAATCTCTGGTAACGGAACGTCCGCAAAAGCAGCTGCTTCTATTTCAGGTGGTCAGGTTGTAAAGGTAGAACTCATCGATAGTTCAGGAACACTGACCTTTGGTTCAGGTTATGACTACGCAAAGGTTAACTTAACTGGTGGTGGTTCACCGACTAAACCAGCAGCAATCCGTCCTATCTTATCAACACCTCTTGGTATAGGTGGTGACCCACGTGATGACCTTCGTTCAACTTCTGTTATGTTCAATGCGAAACCAGAAGGAACTGAAGCTGGCGACTTTATTGTAGGTAACGATTTCCGTCAGGTAGGTTTGATTAGAAATATGGAACTGCCTGGTAGTGATACGAAGTTTACCGAAAGCACTGGTATCGCATTGAAGAAACTGGTTCTATCATCTGTAACGACAGGATTCACTGCGGATAATACAATCGAGGGTGGCACATCAGGTGTGAAAGCATTGATTGACCGTGTTGACGCATCTAACATCTGGTATCACCAAACCGAAGCAACTAGTTTCGGAAACTTTGACTCTGGTGAAAGTATCAGTGAAATCGATGGTTCTGGTGCAGGGACATTGAATGCTTCGTTTGCTCCATATGTTGACCCTGAAGTAGATACCTTCTCTGGCGAAGTCCTATATATTGATAACCGTGCGTCAGTCACTCGTTCATCTGAACAAACTGAAGATATTAAAATCGTAATTCAAATTTAAGGTAGTAACCGATGGCCAACACATTTACATCGAATGTATTTTCTTCCACCTATAAGGATGATTTTGTAGATAGTGATAACTATCACCGCATTCTATTCAACAGTGGTCGTGCGCTGCAAGCACGAGAACTTACGCAACTTCAAACAATCATCCAAGAAGAGATTGGTAGATTTGGTCGTAATATATTCAAAGATGGCGCATCTGTAAATCCAGGCGGGCCAACAATCACTAACAATTATGAGTTCATAAAACTCAATACAGCCGTCAACACATTACCTGCCACACCAAGTGATTTGGTTGGGGTTGAACTAACTGGTGGAACGTCAACGGTAAAGGCTCGTGTTCTTGAAGTTGTAGAGTCAATAAGTGGTGACCCAGCAACAATCTATGTTCAATACACCAACACTTCTGGTGGTGCGGTTGGCGCAAACCCTGTTCGTTTTATTGCGGGCGAAGACCTAACTGGTGGTGGTGAAACACTTACTGTTCAAACAACAAACACTGTTGCCAATCCTGCATTTGGTAGAGGTGCGAAGATTGCGAATGGTGCGGGTGACTTCTTTACTCGTGGCCACTTTGTTTTTGCTCCAGCACAAGAACTTATTCTTTCTAAGTATTCACAGAATCCTACTGCGGTTGTCGGTTTCAAGGTAACCGAAGATATTGTAACAACATCGGACACAGCTGAACTATACGATAATCAAGGTTCGACACCAAACTTGTCAAGTCCTGGCGCAGACCGTTATCGTATCAAACTCACCCTCACGACTCAAGACCTTATTGACTCTGACGAAAACTTTATTTTCTTCTGTAATGTCGTAGATGGTGAAATCGTTGACCAAGTAACAGGAACAGACGATTATAATAAAATCAACGAACTACTTGCGGAAAGAACAAAAGAAGAGTCTGGTAACTACATCGCAGAATCATTTGAGGCTGACCTATCGGATTCTGGTGATAATCTAATCATCACGGTATCTAATGGTGTCGCATATGTAAATGGTTATCGTGCGGAAACAGAGACTCCAACGAAACTTATTGTCTCCAAACCTCGCTCTACTGTAACAAACACAAACGAAGTAGTTGGTATCAACTATGGTCAGTATTTCATATGTGATGTTCTCAAAGGTAGTTTGAATGTCTCTGTGTTTGAATCACTCAATCTGCGTAGCGCGGTAACTCATGGTGGTTCTACTATCGGGACAGCAAAGGTTCGTTATGTAGAAGAGGATGGTGCGAACTTCCGTGTCTATCTTTTCGACATCAAAATGAACTCAGGTCAAGTCCTGCGTAACGTAAAATCTGTTGGCACGGGCACACTCGATTATGCGGACATTCTCCTTGAGAACAGTAAAGCAGTAATCAAAGAATCAACCAAAGTCAATATGGTGTTCGCTACACCAAATCCACGTCCTAAAAATATCTACGATGTGGACTTTGAGGTTCAACGCATTCGTACAGGTACATCAAACGGTTCTGGTTCACTGACCCTTCCATTGACCGCAGCAGGCGAAACCTTTGTAAATACAGGTCAGTGGATTGTCACAAGAGATGATACGGGTGCTGTAGTTGCGTCTCCATCTATCTCAGGTTCAGGAACGAACTCTGTAACGATTACTGGTCTACCCAACTCTCAAGCAGTTACGGTATATTCTAAAGTCATTAAAACAGAACCTTCGGTTCGTCAGAAAACTCTGGTTGAAACAACATTCAGTGCTGCGGTAGAAACTGATGCTTCAGGTACGACATACGTTGACCTTCACGCGGCAGACATCTATGATGTATTGTCAATCAAACAAACTGACTCAGATGGTGCAGACCTCTCAAGTAGATTTACTGTAGACAATGGTCAACGTGCTGGTTATTATGCGAATGGTCGTCTGGTTCTTGATGGTGGCGCTACTGCTCCAAGTGGTTCTGTATTCGCACGATTCAAACACTTCACACACGGTACTGGTGACTACTTCTCTGTAAACTCCTACACTGGTCAGGTCAACTACGAAAATATTCCTGATTTCCAAGTAGGGCCAAGAACATCGGTAAATCTGCGTGATGTAATTGACTTCCGTTCATCGGTTGGCTCTGATGGCACATTTACTGGTTCTGGTGCTGCTATCAATCAAGTTCCAACAAACGGTGATGTGTTTCAAGGTGATATTGAATACTATATGCCACGTGCTGATAAAATCGTTGTTACAACACAAGGTGTGGTCAAAAACATCCAAGGTGAGAATGGATTCGCTTCACAGATTCCATCAACACCAGAAAATACACTTTCTCTCTTTGAGTTAGAACACAACGCATATGGTCTGAATGACTCTGATACGGTTGTCACTCCTGTTGAATCAAAACGTTTCACTATGAGAGACATCTCAAACCTTGAGAAACGTATTGACAAACTGGAAGAAGTTACTTCATTGTCATTACTTGAAGTTGATACATCTGCTCTGTTGGTTCTAGACTCTGCGGGTAACCCAAGAACAAAATCTGGTTTCTTTGTAGATAACTTTGCGGACAGAAGTTTCTCTGACGCACAGAACTCAGAGTATCGTGCGGCGATTGACCCGTCAAGAGGTATTCTCCAACCACAGACGGTTGAAGAGAATGTCACTCTGAGATATGACTCAGCCGCATCGTCTAATACGATTCTGAAGGGTGACACAGTATTCCTAAACTACACACATAAAGAAGCCATCACACAGGCCAAAGTATCTGGTGTAGAGAATGTAAACCCATTTGCGGTTATCACTGGTGAAGGTAACATTACACTTTCTCCTGCTTCAGATGAGTGGCAACAAACCAAATATTCTCCTACAAATATTATCAATAAGACCGCTTCAGAACAGTTGTCAGACATTAACGAGGGTCAACTTGCTCTCGGAACTGCGAGACAAAGAGGTTTCAACCAGTGGGCATGGTCAGGTGTTCCGTTTATCCCATTAAATGGGTTCGGTATCTTTGGTGGTCTAAACCTCTTCGGCGGTTGGGCTGGCACTGGTCTCTGGAACTGGGGTGGTGTACTTACTAATAACGATATCACACTGAATAACACACGCAGAAGTGGTCGTAACATTACTCGTCAGTATTCACAACGTATCGTTGTTGGTAATAGAACTGTTCGTAAACTCACTGGTGATAGAACCGTATCCTTGACATTCTTGCCATATATTCGTTCACGTAAAGTATTCTTCCGTGCAGAAGGTATGCGTCCAAATACCAAATACTTCCCATTCTTTGATAACACTGCTGTCGATGACTTTGTTCGGGAAGAATCATTTGATAGATTCTCTAGTTCTGCGAATGGCGGTGCTACGTATGGTAACGCATACAGAAACTCAACATCTCACCCAGAGGGTTCTTCAGAGTTAGTATCTGATAATAATGGTAAGATTGCGGGTTCATTCTTTATTCCGTCTAACACATCCACACGTTTCCGTGCGGGCACACGCGAGTTCAAACTTCTTGACATTAGTAAAAATGATGACAACGCATCACTG